CAAGACACCAATCGTCGAAGTTGAACAAATCAAAGTTATAGCCAAAAAGATTGAAACTATCGAACAAGAGGTAAAGGACACAGAAGATGCTGTCAGCGAAGTGTTAACAGCAGTTACCACTCAGAGCCCAATCAAACCCAAAGCTGAAAGTAGTGTTGTGGCACCAAAACTTAAAACTTCAATTAAAAAAGCGCCCAAGAGTACCACAACCAAAAAAAATACAACAACAAAAAGAAAAACAACCCGCAAAACGGCCAAAAATTAGTTCTTGTTACTTAACCCAAGCAATTATGAACAGGGTTTTGTGCGATAGATCACTACTTACGATGTGGGAGATTTTTAAATGCCAACAAACCTGAATCCTAAATCTACAACAAGCGCTGTCATCTTGACTTCAACCGGATCTACCGACAACGTCGCCAATGCAGTGCCGTTTGGAATTTACACAGGCTCAGTTGATTTTTTAAGTGGTGCCTCCCTTCAAGTTAATTATGTATATAAGAAGCTTGGCGGCGATGTTGTCGATATTGAATTGACACCAGCGAATGTGTATGCTGCATATGAAGAAGCTGTATTAGAATATTCATATATTATCAATCTGCATCAAAGTAAGAACTCACTTGGTGACTCTCTTGGTGATGTAACTGGTACTTTTGATCATAAAGGTGAAATTAAATCGGGTTCTGCGACAAACATGAAATTCCCAAGATTTCAGGTGTCTTACACACAACGCACTGGCGATGGCTTGGCATCGATGGGCAATTTCGGTGGCACTAGGGCAATTTATTCAGGTTCTTTCAATCCGACTAAAAATGTTCAAGATTATGATTTACAAAACATTGTGCAAAGTGCATCTTTGTCGGGTGTAGACCAAGACGGCCGCACTGTGGCATATTCTGGATCTGTTGCGGGTAAGAGAATATTTGTTACCAAGGTATTTTATAAGTCTCCACGCGCCATGTGGAGATTTTATGGTTATTATGGAGGCATAGGTGTGGTGGGTAACTCGTCGACATATGGTCAATTCGCTGACGATTCTACGTTTGAGATTGTCCCAACATGGCAAAACAAAATGCAGGCGGTAATGTATGAAGATTCTATTTTTACTCGAACCTCACATTATTCATATGAGATAAAGAACAACAAATTACGACTCTTTCCGACCCCATCGTACTTCGGATTCCAAGACGACACCATATGGTTCCAGTTTTACGTTAAGCAATCGTCAACAGCAGATGAAGCCGGCTATGATGATGGAGTAAACGGTGTTAACAACCTCAACACGTTGCCTTTTTCCAACATTCCATACAAAAACATCAACTCTATTGGTAAACAGTGGATTAGGAAATATGCCTTAGCGTTGTGTAAGGAAATGCTGGGTCAAATTCGAGGAAAGTTTACCACTATACCCATTCCGGGCGAATCCGTAACGTTGAATCACTCAGAATTATTGGGTCAAGCAAAAGAAGAGCAACAACAACTTAAAGATAAACTAATGGAATTGTTGAAGGAAACAGAATATCAGGAATTGGCTCGTATTTCATCTGAAAAAGCAGAATCATCAGCTAAAACTTTTGCATTCTCTCCTTTGCCAATTTTTGTGGGGTAATTTGAATGTCAGACGAATGGAAAAGACCCGAACAGCCGCCACCTCCTTTGTTTTTAGGTAAAAAAGAAAGAGATTTAGTAAAACAAGTTAATGATGAGCTTGTAGAAAAAGTAATTGGACAACAAATCCTCTATTATTCAATAGACCTTGAAACAACAAATTTTCACGATTTATATGGCGAAGCAATTGAAAAAACGTTTCTATCTCCGGTAAGAATATACGCCCTAGTTGAATGGAAAACAGAGGCTACGGACTACATGGACTCCGCGGGGATTGACCGACAATGGGAAGTTGTTGTACATTTTCATAGAAGAAGATTAACTGAAGATCAAAATTTATATGTTCGTGAGGGGGATTTTATTTTATACAATAACCATTATTATGAGATAGTTAATACATCTGAGCCAAAATTGTTGTTTGGTCAAGCTAATAATGATTTTGAAATAGCCGCAACTTGTAAGAGAGCAAGAAAGGGACTTTTTGATGCTACCTGATAACTTTGATTTCGCAATGTTACCCGATCTTCCAAATACCGGATCAGTTTCTTTAAAAGAGATTGGAATGTTGGAGTCGACTATCGAAACCATTGATTACGCGATTACGTCATGGCTCAAAGAAGACTTAGTACTATCTACACAAACCAACGAGGGAAATTTACGAGTCCCAGTGTTGTGGCAAGTTCCTGAACGCTCCTTTCAAATAAAAAACAAAAAAGAATTGAGAGATGACGCCGGCGCACTTAAATTACCTTTACTTAGCATTGAAAGAACTGGAATTACAAAAGATCCCTCAAGAAAAGGCGCATACCAAGCTCAAGTGTATTCAAATGAAAAAGATGGCCGAACTGGACGAATGGTAATTGCAAAAAGAATTGTTAAAGACAAAACTAGAAATTTTGCGGTTGCGCAATCTATGAGACAATTGCCCAAAGCTTCACAATTTCAAAAACATTATCCACGCGTCAATAAAAAAATCATAATACAAACTCTTTCGATTCCCATACCTGTGTATATTAACGTTGATTATAAGATTGTAATTAAAAGTGAATACCAACAACAAATGAACGACTTAGTCGCACCCTTCATAGCAAGAACCGGGCAAATTAATGCGTTTTCTATGAAAAGAAACGGACATCTATATGAGGCGTTCATTGAGCAGGACTTTTCTCACTCCAACAATGTCGGGAGCTTAAAGGATGATTCTAGAATGTTTCAAACCGAAATAAGTATAAAAGTTTTGGGATATCTTATTGGCGAGGGCAAAAACGACGATCGTGAGCTTGTACGGGTCGACGAGAACGTTGTAGAGGTCACATTTCCCAGAGAATCCGAACCACTTCCGGGTGAAATCACATTTACAGGCAATTAGTTCCTGAACTGACGTCAATTTTCTTTGTGTAGTACGAGACTTTTGAAGATGGGTTTACTATTTATTGTTGATTAACTTATAATTTTTTTAGAATTATAACAATATGAGGATGTAACCAAATGTCAGTTAAAAACTTTAAGTTTGTTTCGCCGGGTGTGTTTATCAACGAGATTGATAACTCCTTTAGGCCAAGAGCGCCCGAACAAATTGGGCCAGTTATTATTGGAAGATCTCGCAAAGGTCTTGCCGGAACCCCTACGAAGATAGAATCTTATTCACAGTTTGTAGAGCAGTTTGGAGATACTGTTCCCGGATCGGGTGGTGGCGATATTTATCGCGACGGTAACTATCAGTCTCCAATGTATGGTACATACGCTGCAAAAGCATTTTTGAATTCTAATGTAGCGCCAGTTACCTACTTAAGGGTTTTAGGCCAACAAACATCTACTGGAAACTCAGCCGGCGGTGACGCCGCGGCAGGCTGGAAAACCGACAAAACACCGGTGACAATGTCTTCCACGCCACGCGCATCAAATGGTGGTGCTTATGGCCTGTTCCTCTTCACTTCTTCAAGTGCTATTGAGGGCGATCTAGGTGAAGGTACTCTTGCTGCTGTTTGGTATTTACAAAATGGCGTAATCCAGTTATCCGGTACTCTTTGGGGTAGTGGTTCGTTTGTTAATACGCCTTCAACCGCATCTGCCGGTGCCTTCATTTCAAGTGATACAAATGGTAATTACAAGATGACAGTCCAAGGCTCTTCTCAGGGTTCGGAAACATTTACGTTTAACTTTAACAACAACTCTGAAAACTTCATCCGTGATCAATTCAACACAAACCCACAACTGTGGGGTGGTAACAGCACGGACTTTTTCCCTTCTGGTTCTAAAGATTACTGGCTTGGTGAAACGTTTGAACAAACTGTTATAAATAACGGATTCCACACCTCGGCCAGTGTTGGTTGTGTTGTAGCGCTCGGTTCTGGTTCTGCTGCTAGCGGAAAGGGCCCGGGCCAAATGAAAAGCCAAGCATCGCGCGAAGCGGTTGCTGGGTGGTTTATTTCACAAGATGCCGGCGAACCTCGTCATTACGAGCCCGGAAACATGCAGAAACTGTTCCGCTTGAAAGGCCGCGGCCATGGCGAATGGTTACATAAGAATGTTAAGGTCTCAATTGAGAGAATTAAACAATCCAATACAAATACCAGCCCGTACGGCTCCTTTTCAGTAGTTTTACGTAACATATTGGATACCGACAACAAGATTGAGGTTATGGAAAGGTTTGACAACTGCAACCTTAATCCTGCTTCCCCAGACTTTGTTGCAAGAAAAATTGGTGATATGTACACCCAGTGGGATATCTCTAATAAGAGAATTCGCACGTACGGTGAGTACCCGAACAAATCTAAATTTGTTATAGTTGAAATGAACAACGATGTCGAGGCCGGCGCAACAGATCCAACACTACTTCCGTTCGGATACTACGCTGCTCCACGATATGCTGCATATAACAATGCTAGCGCTCATGCTGCAGCTAGTGCCAGTGCTATGATTAGCTACAATAAAGATTATTATGGCTTCTCCGGAAAACAACACTTAATTGGTGGTGTTGATGGTGGCGTTAATCCGGGAGATGGCGCCAACTCTGACGTTACAGCGTCATTCGTGTTCCCAACAAGTTTAATGCGCTCATCTTCTACCGATGGTGGTCTTGTCGACCAGACCGACGCATATTTCGGCTTTAGATCAACACGCACAAACACATCAACAGCTCCGGCCTCTGGTTTGGGCGACATTCACAGGTTGTTA